GATGAAAAGTCATATTTTGACACTCATCTATAACAATTACTGCATCTCGTAGTGTAATTCCACGAAGATATGAAGTTGTCATAAAGTGTACTAAATTTTTTGTTTTGAGTATTTGATATGCGTCTCCTCGTTGAAAAATATCTGTTGCAATATCTTTGTAAGGCTCTTCATACACAGATGTTTTTTCTGCGAGAGTGCCTGGAAGATATCCTATATCTCGTGTAGGCACGGCACTTCGTATAATTACTAGCTTTTCATACAATCCTTTTGCCATATCATCATATGCAAGATAGCAACCAACAAAAGTTTTTCCTGTTCCTGCGCACCCGTAGAGAACTAAATTTTTATCTGATTCAAATGCTACTACTTGTTGTGCTGTCAATGGGTCTATTTCTGCTATTTCTAATCCTGATCCATTTATGGTTTTTGATTTCTTTCCCATTAAATTTTTCTCTTGGTATCTTTGAGTTTTGTTTCTGCATAGTCATAAAGCATCCACGGAAACTCATTAAAAAACAGTACTCCTGCATATTTTATTTCTTCAGCAGGAGGACGCGGTATCGTAAAAGGTATACGACAGTTTTGAAGAAATAGTAAAGAACTTGTATTTTTCTTTACTATTTTTTCAATCTTTATATATCTTAGCTGTACATATCTTGTTTTTTCATATAAAAACAATATTCCATTCGTATCTATAAAACAATTTGTTTTTTGCTTCAAAACTCCCACAAAGGTCTCTATTGATCTTTTAAGCTGGTAGAGGCCTTTGTGTGGAGTTTGCAGTCTTCTTTTTCCTAGCGTATCTCCAGTCATGTTTAAATCATCAACAATTAAGTTATCAATAAAAACTAAACCATCACTACTATCCCAATTACTTGAACCTAAGGGATATACAGGAAATTTAATTCGATTATAATTACTGTATGTAATTACCATACATTTTTTCAAACTTACCCATGGAATAATCAGTTCCAATTTCAAAATCACAGCCGATTGGAGCACCCGCAATGTTTACTCCTCGATCTGCTTGTACATAAAACTGTAGCATATTACAATATTCCTCAACTTCTTTGTCAGGCACCTCTGCTAGAATAGAGTCATGAACAAGTGCAAAAATACGAGACTTCATATCAGTCTTTCGTATTCTTCTATTCATGTCAATTGCTCCCAATAAATTAATATCACTAGCGGTAGACTGGACCAAAAAGTTGAGACCAGAACGTATGCTATGACTCTGGATGCCTTTGTCTGTAGATTCGACATTTGGTAATCTCCTTTTTCTGCCAAAGTAGCTGTAAACAAACCCATTGGCCTTTATAAAATCTTGATTTTCAGTTATCCAAGATTTAAGTTTATGAAATGCTCCAAAGTATTCATTAATAACAGCTTGAGCTTCTGTACGAGAAAAATGTGTACCAGAGTCTTTTGTTACTTGTTCACTAATTTTTGCAGCACCCGCACCATACATAATGCCAAAGGTTACTGCTTTTGCAGCCTGTCTTTGTACCGAGAAGTTTTCTGCTACATCTTCTACACTTCCTGGTAGTTTAAATACTTTCTTAGCAATTGTACTATGAAAGTTGCCTCCTGATCGAAATACATCCATCAAAGCCTTATCGCGAGCAAGAACTGCCGCAACATACACTTCTGCAGTTGTCAAGTCCATCGCAACAATTTTATGTCCGTCACTTGCTTTGATACAGCCTTTTACAATAGGGTTATCCCTAGGAAGTTGCTGCATATTGAGTTTACCACTAGAACTAAGACGGCCACTAGTAGTACCGTGCAGGTTAAAACCTGTACGTAAGTGAGAATCTCGATCGAGCTGTGGTATGATCTTATCGAGGTATGTATTTTTAATCTTGGCGTTCTTACGAATATTTGATATAAGTCCTGGTACAGGCGACTGCTTCGCCAACTCATTAAGGACTTCTGCATCGGTACTATCAGCTCCCGTTCCTGTCTTTTTGCCAGTAGGTGTAAGACCAAGGAAGTCAAAAAACAACTGACGAAGCTGAACAGTGCTATTAGGATTAAAGTCTTTTCCATTTATCTCCTCAAATCTTTTTATAGCTTCATGAGTATATAGTTCTTTTACTGAAGAATCTATCTCAGTCTGCATAAGTTCTTGAGCCACTAAAAGTCTAGTTCTATCAAAAGGGACTCCGTTATCTTGAACATCCATAAGGAATTTTGTTCCTGGAATTAGGATATTATCATATACCCACTTTAGTTTTTTATTCTTTTTTATTTTTACTACTTTTTCGTATACTAGAAAAGTAACTACAGCATCCATTGCAGCATATGTTTTCATAACATCAAACGGTATTGTATCCCAAGTAAAGTCACTGCGAAGAGTTCCTGTTCTTCTACAGTAGTCTGCAATCCAGTCATACTGTTCTTTTTCATAGTCTCCATAAGGAGTCCATTTCATTGCAAGTTGTTTCAATCCGTGTGTTCCCGGATTCTCATCTATGAGATAGTGAAGTAGCATTGTATCTTCAAAGTGTGGAAACTTGAAGTTGAAATGATACTCAAAGAATGCGATATCAAACTTTGCATTATGAAATACTACTACTGTTTGATTGAAGAGTCTTTGAAGTAATTCTTCTGTTTCTTCATTAAAACAGTCTGTGTCTATATAAACGCCATAATCCCGCTCGTAACAAAGAGAGATGCCAAGAATATGCCCATCACGCGGGTATAGCCCTGTTGTCTCTGAGTCGAGTGCAATGTATTCGGGTTTAGCGTCAATGCAATTACGTAACCACCCATTACATATCTCCGTATCTTGTATTCCTATTGCTTGTTCTGGTTTTATAACTGTATCTTCTAGTTCTCCAGAAATATACTCTAGGATATTTGTTTTTGATTTCTCCCACGTAGGCTTTGCTTCTGGTTTGAAAGCAAGCATGGAAGGGTTTATGATAGGTAAAAACTTACTTGCAAGTAATTTACCTGAATATTCTGTGACTGAGTTTACTTTGGTGTAATACTTCAAAGCATCACTACCAACCAGAATGATCCAATCATACTCATCTGGATTCATGTCAATATCAACATCTCTCTTCAGAACCTTTTTTACAGTAGGATCTGAACATAGTTGAAACTGATCAAATTCAATATTGAATTCTTTTCTAAAATTTGTATTACTCTTTTTCGTCTCTACTAATGCGACGTTAGGCATATAGGTTTCTCCTCAATTTTTCTATTTGAGTTTCTGTCAATGCGCCAGGATCAGTCTTTGAATACTTGATGTTCCTGGTTGAAAGTCCAATACTTTCACACATTTCTTTTACTGTTTTTGCTCCATTCTGTCCTGCTTCATCACCGTCAAAGAATACATCAACATGAGATACTCCTTGAACTTTGAATACAGACAATTTTTCTTCATTTACATTTTTTGTTCCAAAACAACACATTGCATTATCTAGACCTTTGTCATGCAAGTTTAGCATATCAAAGATTCCTTCGACTAGAATTATACTACCATTTATAGGTGTTACTTGTGGAAAGAGAGGCATCCGTGCACCTGGAGGTGTAATCATATACTTTGGTATTCCTTGTGCTGTGTGCCTTCCATTAAATGCGACAATTTTTCCAGTAATATCTTTTATTGGAAAATTTATACGAGATACAAACTGTTTGTCTGCATGTATAAATGCTTCAAACTTTTTGTATGTTTCTTCTTTGATTTGTCTCCATGTTCCGACATATGGCTTTGCATTTGAAGGAATAACCAAACCAGTACTGTCCGCCATCTTCTGTTTAATTAAGTTTTTTAACTTTTCGCGTCGTAGTTGTAACTGGTTTGGTTTTTCTCCAAAATGTGTAAATAAATTACCTTTGAATCCACAAGAAAAACAGTTGAATACACCTGTTATTCTATCAATCCGCATACTAGGATTTCGATCTTCGTGTTCAGGATTAATACACCGAACTTCGTAGTCTTTTCCCTTTGGTATGAAAGGAATATCTTGCTTGAGAAGTAAATCTTCTACGTTCATTTACTTTCCGATGTCTTTAATATTTTCCTTTCCAATAACTTGATACGCACCCTTGTTGTAAGCAGGAGCCACTGTATGTGTACTCGATGAAGTATACGGTCTATCTTTTTTTGTAGTTTCATTCTCATTTGGTGTTCCTAGTGGTACTGAAGGATACTCTTGTTCTTCAGGTCTGTATGGCGGTGTCTTTTTAGTTGTAGACCAATGCCATACTTGTTGTCGTCTTCTTGTTTGCCATGCTCGTTTCACTTTTCTTCCACTCGCTGTGTAATTCATACTACCTTGTACAATCATATCGTAAACCTTGTAGTTTTGATTTTGAATATATATTATACGGGATTTTAAGGAGATTGTCAAGAACTATTTTTAGATATCATTTATCTCTTCTCCTGTTGACTGAGCATTAGCCTCTAGTTCTTTTGGATTCATGACCGTATTCGGTCCAATCTTTAGAGTTTCCCAGTCCATTGAAGATGTAAATGATTTCATAGAGGCAGCTCTCATTTTTTGACACTCTAGGGTTATACACTCATCGTCTTGTTTCCAAGCGTTGATTGTGTATGCTGCATCTGCCGCATCAAGTATTCCTTTTGCAAAACGAGCTTCGCCTGTTGCATCAGATTGATACGGAGAGAATACTGTGGTTTTATACTCTTGAGCCATAGATTTGAGTGCTTTACTTACTTCTATCTGCTCAGTCCAGTCATACTGTCCACTTCGAGAAGGTACTGCGGAGCGTTTGACTTGATTGATATAATCAACAATAATTACTCCTACATTTCCTGTTTTTATCTTCTTGTCACACTCTGCTTTTATCTTTGCAAGAGTTAGGGATGGATCGTAGATTACGTCAATATGATTCATTGGATCAATCGGAAGTTTCTCAAGTTCAGCATGAAGTTTCTCGAAATTTCTATCTTCTCGATACTCTTTCATTTTCTCAAGTCCTTTTAGTTTTCTTTTTGCCCACCAAGTTGCTACTTTCTCCCACTCTACATTATTGAGATTCTTTGTACGTAGTCGAGAGTAGGACACACCCGTGGCGATAGCACAACATCTCTGTAATATTGATCGACTATCCATTTCAATAGTAAAATAAATTGCAGTTTT